CCAACATCACCATCCCTCTGCAAAAATTTTGAAGCAGAAACTTTTCTAGTAGACTCACGAAGAGGTCTACTAAACCTCATTTTGTTTAGAAAGTTTTGATAAACTGGAGATGTTTCATCCATTACTTGCCTTACGCTGTTGTTCTTTTAGTCTTTCCTCTTCGAGGTGTGCTTGTAATAATCCAACATAGATGTCTCGTTCCCAAGGCATCATATTTTCAATCTCTGTCAAACTATATTTATGGTACTGCATCAACGAAAAATTTAATCTAAAGTAATTCTCTAGATCCATGTGCACCATAGCTAAGCGAAAAAAGATGCTAAACCCTCAAGCACCACCTCACTCTCAACTTTTGTTTTTGGATTTGTCACCTTTATTGTATGAGATAATTTAGGCATTGTCTCAAAAAAGTTCTCTATTTGTTTGAATTGTGCAGAGTTCATTGACTCAATAAAATCTTTGATTTCTTTTTTCGTACAATCTGCAGCTACCCAAACCTCATCTTGGTCATAAATTTTATCTATACATGTTGAAATTAAATCAAATGATTGATCCATTGCACTTCGATTTAAATCATTTGGATCAAAATTACTCTTCACAAATTCATTGAGTGAAGGATACTTAAGTTCCATCATTAAATTTTTATCAAGTTTTATTTTTTTTGAATGACCTTTAGATTTCTGAACTTTAATATCATCTAGATTAACATTTATGTTAACCTCAGTTTTTTCATCATCAGGACAAATAATTTTAACATCAATATCCTCACCAACAGACTTACCACGAATATTTAAAAACAAATATTCAATATCAAATGTTGGGAGATCCTCAACCTTTACACTCTTTGTAAGTACACAAGATCTTATTACAGCTTTAATCGCATTAGTAATTTGTTTTGTGTCTTGACTCTCTAGTGCAATCACAAGAAGTTTTTCTTCTTTTACAAGAAAGGGTCTATATTGAATGGTCTTTCCTGTTGATGGTAATTCAAGTTCATAGCTTGGGGTTGCAATTTTTGGTAATGGCATAATATTACAATTCAGTAAGTTTATTTAGTCAGTTTCTAAAGGAGATTTAAAAACGCTCCAACATTAGCAGCAGCTTGTGCAATTGGATTTAACACATCAGATATTTGACCAGACTTTCCAGAGTCGATAAAGTATCTTGTGTATGCCATTGACACAGTGCATTTTAACAATTGTGATGCATCATAGGAGACCGGCATAGAGCTTACAGAAAGTGGAAATACATTTACAAATTGATATGTTAATGGTTTAACTGTTCTCCTTGAATCAATATTTTTTTCAAATTTTGTAATCTCCAAAGAACCCTTATAAGTATTTGGAAACTTCATACGATAAGAAAAACTAGGATCTTTTGCATTTAAAAAAATATTCTCTGTTGTTTCATTTGTAATATAATTCATCCATGCTTCAAAATATCTTATCGGTAGATATTGATCCGCATCAGTATAAAAAGAAAGTTGTATTGCATCATCATATAGACGACGATAGACATGTCTCTCTCTCACACCCGGAAAGTCATTTAGTATTTCTGATGTCGCGAGTCTTGATCCGGGCAAAGACGCATCGGAGCATGATATGTTTAATTGATCTTGATCATAGTTTACTCCACTCTCTCTTAAAAATCGATTAAAAGTTCCATCTGCTCTTGATGGACTACCGACACTTACTTGAAAGTGTGAAGTTGTAGCAGGATTTAACAACTTTGCTTTTATCTCTGCCAGCGATCTTCTTTGTGGTTGGATAGTAGCCATATATAAATATAGATTGACCTTGTATATTATGTAGGCAAGTTATGGGAGAGAGTATTAAGAGTAAGTATACTCCAGTGTATCCGCACAAGTATCAAGGAAACTCAAAGATGATCATATGTCGTAGTAGTTGGGAGAGAAAATTTTGTCAGTGGTGTGATATGAATAATAGTATCATATCATGGGCATCAGAAGAGTTCAGTATACCTTATGTCTCTCCAAAAGATAATCGTGTACACAAATACTATCCAGACTATTTGATTAAAGTAAAAGAGAAAAATGATATGGTTAAAACATATATCGTTGAGGTAAAACCACACAAACAAACAATGCCTCCAAAGCCAAGAAGTCGAAAGACAAAATCATATCTTACAGAGTGTGTGACCTATGCAGTCAATCAGGCAAAATGGAAAGCTGCAAAAGAATTTTGTGAAGATCATCGTATTGAATTTAAAGTAGTCACAGAGAAAGAACTCGGAATCCGATGAGTAGACTCGAGGGTAATAACATAAACAATCCGACAAATGATCAAGAGGATATGATGCTAGAGATTATGTCTCTTTTAAATGATACTGTGACACCAGTTCCTGATGTTGGTAACTTTTATACCTTCGTTTACAATCCAAAAACTCCTAATATTACATATGATCAACATCCACTTATAGCCTGCACTGATATATTTGGATGGGGATTTCGTGGATTAAATTTTCATTGGAGAAAGTATCGTAACTACACATGGGCAGAACTCGCAGGACAGTTATACATAGTACAACCAGATGAACTTGATGATCTACTTGCGATTCCATATGCAAAGTTCCTAAATAACTAAAAAAGATAGATGACGGCTTCTGTTATAAAAAGTGGAATATCAAAAATTAATGTTCTTACAGACGTAGGATCAGGATTGTTTCCCGGTACAAGAGAAGATATTTTTATACAAACAAGAGCAGTGAGGGGAGGTGATGGATCATATAGTGTTGATATATTACAAACAAATGCAAATGGAGGTAACGTAAAAGTTATTGGTGAAAGAGTAGATGGAAAAATCATATTTAATAATAACGCTGATAATGATTTTAAAAGATTTAATAATGACAAATTAATCTATAAAACATCTAAAGATCAAATAACATCAATCAAAGATCCAGAGTTAATAAAGGATCAAAAACCAAATCAAGCTGAGGGTGGTGGAACTAATGAAGATTCTATAAGCACATCGCTTCCAACAACAAATCCTACTGATGAATCAAGAAAAAAATATGGAAATTACGCTTATCCAGTGACCATAAGGAGAGGAAATCAAGATAGATTAAAAATTTCAGTGCTTTCTCGAAATTTGAGATTAGAAAAAAACAACAAACGTCTTACAGGTGCAGATAGAAGAACTTCAGATATAAAAGGATCGGTTGTTTTACCAATCCCCGGAAATCTAAGTGATAGGAATGCGGTAAATTTCAAAAACGGCACTTTAAATCCTCTCGAAATAGCAATCGGAAGTTTAAGTTTAGCAGCCTTATTAAACCCTAGTTCTCTTGGTGAAGAGGGGGGAAGAATTTTGAATCAAGCAAGATCAGATATAAACAACGTGCGATCTGGAGTTGCAAATCTATTTACTGGAAGAGTGCTTAATAGATCTGGCAATGAATTATTAGCAAGAACTCAGGGTGCAATTGTGAATCCTAATCTTGAGTTGCTATTTGATGGGCCAACTTTAAGACCTTTCACTTTTAATTATAGATTAAGTCCAAGGGATCGAGGTGAGAGTATTGTTGTTAAAAAAATAATAAGAATGTTTAAACAATCAAGTGCTGTCCGGTTGACGGCATCAAACTTTTTTTTAAGATCACCAAATACATATAGATTACAATTCTTTGAGGGTTCTTCAACTTTCGGAAAAGAGCATGCTTTTCTACCTCGAATTAAAGAGTGTGCACTTATTGCGTTCTCCGTTAACTATACACCCGATGGAACATTTATGAGTTACGAAAATAGTTCAATGGTTTCATATGATGTTACTTTTGCTTTTCAAGAGATAGATCCAATTACAAGTGAAGATTATAAGGCAATTGATGGAAATAGAGATGAGATAATAGGTTTCTAAATGACTAACAGTTACTTTCGCAACATACCAGATTTTGAATACGTCAATCGAGTAGATGACGGTAAGAGTGATGGTGATTATGTAAAATTAAAAAACTTTTTTAAAAAAGGAAAGCTAAGAGATGACATCTTTCAAGACCTTACATTTTTTACAAAATATATTGTAGAGGGTGATGATCGACCAGACAATGTGGCAGATAAAGTTTATGGAGATTCAAACTTAGATTGGGTTGTGCTACTCGCTAATAATATTGTAAATATACAAAGCGAATGGCCAATGTCGCAATCAGATTTTAATACTTACATTACAGAAAAATATGAAAATGAGACAGTCTTGTACTCAGGTATTCATCATTATGAGGCTAATGAAGTAAAAACAAGTAGAGACGTAATCATCATACCCTCCGGAATGAAAGTTGGTGTGGGTCAAAGTGTGAGTTACTTTGATGATGGTTTGAATCAACAAGTTACTAAAACAGATGTTGCATCACCAATCACAAACTACACGCATGAGGAGAAATTGAATGATGCAAAGAGAAATATATTTGTATTAAAACCTTTATATCTTAATATTGTATTTGATGATCTCGAAGAAATCATGGAATATAAAAAAGGTTCCACTCAGTATGTGAGTGAAACCTTAGTGCGTGGAGATAATATCAGATTATTTGATTAACTATCTGCTAACTTTTGAAAGTAGGATAGTGCATCATCTTCATCAGAATCAACAGTTGTAGTTGCTGCAGG